TCTTTCACGTGTTGGTAAAACTGACTACACAGAAGTATATGAATCTACAGAGTTAGACGAGTACGATGTATCAGATGCACCATACCTTGAAGAGTTTATCAAAACTGTACCGGTATATGAGAAGAATACCAACGTAGATGTGACACTTAAATCAAGTCACCCAGCACCTTCTACACTACTAGCTTTGTCGTGGGAAGGCGATTATTCACCCAAATATTATAAACGTGTCTAAATTAGATCAATATATACACCCAATCACAGAGGAGGCTGCCAGAGAGGTGGCCTCTAATTTACGTCCAGATGACCGCAGAGAGGTCGAAGAAGGTCATGGGCTAGATGCTATGGAAGAGCTGTTACATGCAGCTAGAACGGGCATGTGCGTGTATTTTACAGTGCCTAACGGCAAGACTGCTGGCATGGCCGGAGTTGGGCCGACTGGAGAAGTCTGGATGCTATGCACTCCAGCTATACACGAATACCCAATTACGTTTGCAAGAGAAGCTAAACGCTGGCTTGAACAACGTAACGAAAAATTACTGTGGAATATCGTAGATTCTCGTAACACCGTACATCTAAAACTACTCAAATTTTTAGGTTTCAAGTTCTTACGTAAGTTTGAACATGGGCCGAACAATATACAATTTATAGAATTTTGCCGTGTGTGCACCAGATCCCAATGCGGGTAGGCGTGAAGCAGCCCGAATCGAAAATAACAGGCGTCATGCCGAATTTAGAGCTAACTCAATAAAACAATGGAATAAAGAGTCTAGCTTTAAAGACAATTTAAAACTTATAAGAGGTCTAGGTAGGTCACGTGATTATGCAGACTTTCAAGAGTTTACAAAACAATCTGAAGGTAAAGCTTTACTCGGAAAAGAAAACCTAGCTAGACAGTACTTTACTAGTCAAAGAACAAACGAAGGTGGTAGATCACGACGTTTTGGTGGTAAAAAAGCTGCGGACTACTTTGCTAAAATAGCTGACATAGATCGTAAGATGTATAACTTAGCAACTGTTGGAGAAGCTAAAGTACAAACTAAGATACAAAGAAGACAGGATGCCATGATTAAACGTGAGCATGCAAACCTAGGCATGGGACCACAGTTCGGTATGCCTACTATGATGCCTCCTCGAGACAGAGCTGGTCAGTTAATGAACAGTATTAGCTTTGGTATGAATGTAGCATCAGGTCTAATGACAATGTTTCCTAGTGACGAAAGATTAAAAAGAGACGTCACAAAAATAGGTCAATCTCTTGATGGACATAATATATACAAATTTAAGTACGTAAGTTCTGACAGAGAATTTATTGGAGTTAAAGCTCAAGAAGTATTAAAGAAAAAACCAGAAGCTGTAGGTAAACTTAGCAATGGTTTCTATGCCGTATACTATGATATGATAGACGTTGATTTTAAGGAGGTAGCATAATGGATTCAGCAATGTTTAACACCTCTGATACAAACTATTCAGAACTAGATCCTAAATCTGATTTAGGTAATGCAGCTAATCAAGCTATAGCTGACGTTGTAAAAGCAAACAACGAACAGTACAGAAGAAATGCACAAATGGCTGTTGATCTTGCTAATCAAAAAAGCCAAAACTTTCAAAAACTAGGCACTTTAGTTAAGTCAATTGGTGAATTTACTGAGCAAGCAAGACAGTGGAATGATGCTAGAGAACAGTTAGCAGCTAGAGAACAAGAAACTAAAGATGCAGAGGAAGCTAGCAAAAAACAAAACGAAAAACTTTACAACGAAGCTGTTGAAAAATCAGAGTCTTTATTTAATTATAAAGAAAATAACAAAGTACCTTTTTATACTGATAAAAACCTAGACCTTACGGAACAAAAGTATGTAGAGTTAGCAAAAGAAAGTAATGCAGCTTATAAAGAAGGTGTAAATTTAGCATTTGAAGCTGATAGAGATTACAAACTAACTGACAATATAGATAATGCTGAGTTTGGTATTAAGCTGTTTCAAGCTGCTAGTGTAGCAGATTATCAATCAAGAGGAGCTGCTCTTACATCAGAAGTAGCAAAAGGTTATGAAGGTTATATGGCAAGTGTTCAAGACATAAAAGTACCAACAGAGTTTGGTATGCTAAGTATTCAAGATGCTATTCAGTCCAAAGACCCAGCTAGATATGATGCTGTTATTAAATTTCATAGAGGAGCATACTACTGGCAAGCAGGCGTATTTGGTGGTAAAAATGCTTTAAGTAAAAGGCAGCAATTAGCTTTACTTAAACTAACAGATGATACAGATAAAATTCAGCGTTCAGCATTTATTAAAGATACGTATGAACAAGCTAAAGCAGACTACGATCTAGCTAGACAAACAGACCTTGCTGATGCAATTAAAGGAAGCGACAATGTAACAGAAATTTTTTTTGGCTCACCAGACGATCCTAATTCTGGATACATTGCAAAGTTTGAAAAAATATCTGGTAAAAAAGATGTTGCTGGAGCTATAGCATTACTAGAAAAAGATTTAAGAAAATTAGCAGAAGACGGTTCATTAAATTCTGATGATCTAGCTAGGATAGTTAACATGAAGGGTATTAAAGCTCGTGATGGTTCTGGCACAAAAACACTAAAAGAGTTTAACGAAGCTTTACATTCTAGACTTGAAGGTTTACTAGGTAGCGTGGCTGAAAAAGAACAAAAACAAAAAACATCAGCAGATGTGCAAAATATTAGAAATATTGTTGAAGCTGCAACAGAGCGTTTAAACAAAATAGATACTGGAGCTGACGAAGTACATCTAGAAGCTGAGGTAAAACAGGCTAAGAAACAACTTAGAGACTTAGGAATTGACGTTAGTGAGGAAAGTATTTATAATAAATATTTTACTCCTTTACTTAACTATTATACTAAAGATGATGCAAGAGATGAAGCGACAGTTAGTTTAGTTAAAAATGCTGTAGATAATGGATACTTTAAAAACGCAGAAAATTTAATAAAAACTATAAATGATCCGACTTTTAAAAAAGAAGCTGACGATTACTATAAAGCTCGTGACCCTATTATGAATAACAAAGACGCATACGATAAGACTAAAAAGGAATTAAACGCTTTAATTGAAAAAGGAATTGGACTAACAAGCACAACTCAAGCTGGTCAACTAAAATCAGTTATTGTTAAAAATAACGCAGGCGAAAACTTCGATGACATATTCTTAGAAGCAGTCCGCCAAAAAGTAGCAGTAAAAACAGCCTTAACAACTGCGTATGAAAAAGTTAAAACAAATCTAGAAAAAGACCCTGTAATAGATAAAAAAAGTAAAACTAATACTACTTTTGGTGATTATTATGTAACTGGTGATGGTAGGGGCTTTGACAGGATTAAAGGAGGAGGTTATGCATATCAACAAGCTGTAAATGCGTCTTTTGCTAGTCAAGCATTAGCTAACCCAGATACAAAAAATGAGTGGCTAAATAAAGAAACAGTACACGACGGCGAGCCAGTAAATGAGTTAGTTCGATACGCAAATGGTGGTCCTATACCTCTATACTACATAGAAGCTAGTAAACATCTAAGATTTACAACAGC